ACCGAATGGGCACCAGCCACACCAGCCTACTGAACCGCGTCAACCCGAACGACGATACCCACAGGCTGAACCTTGAACAGTTCCTGCAGATTCTGGCGCTGAGCGGCGATATGCGCCCGCTTGCCGCCCTGGCTGATGCGTTCGGGTATGAGCTGATGGCGAAGGAAAAGCCGGCGGCGCAGGAGCTGACCGGTGCCCTGCTGCACATGAGCGCCGAGGTGGCTGACGTGACCCGAGCAGTGACCGATGCGCTGGATGACGGACGGGTATCGCAGATCGAGCGACAGAAGATCCTGCGCGAAGCCGGTGAGGCCAAGCAGAGCATTGATGTTCTGGTTGAAGCCGTGAAGGCGGGCTGACCATGCAGTTCACCGTCACCATCAACCAGGCAAAAGCCCTTGAGTGGGGGTTGAACGCACAGCAGGCGTTGCTGTTCGCTTTTGTCTACGAATGCCCGTCATGGGCGAACAAGACAACAACGGATGATGGCGACTTTTTCACCCTGAGCAAGGCCAAGGTAATCGAAGAGCTGCCGTTGCTTACAGGCAAGCCGGACACCGTGTATCGACTGCTCAAGCAGCTTGCTGCAACTGGCGTTATAGAGCTGTCCAGCACCTCCAGCATCACGCTTGTTCGCCTGACTAAGAAGGGGCAGGAGTGGAACAAGAAGCTGGACGGCACAAGCAAGTACAAGGTCGGAAAAAAATCCGACCTCGGAGAAATTTCCGAGCACGGAAAAAAATCCGATCTAGGTCGGAAAAAAATCCGAGCCAAGGTCGGAAAAAAATCCGATACAGGGTCGGAAAAATCTCCGACAAATCAGGTAACCAGTAATCAGGTAACCAGTAATCAGGTAACCAGTAATCAGGTAACCAATCAGTATTGCGACCCGGTGCCGGCAGAGCCGTCACAAGGCCGCGAACTGGTGCTGGCAGTGGACAACCTGAACGACAAGCCGAAGGTCGCGATACCGCAAGACATGCCGGGGCCGAAAGACCAGACCTGCAAAACGTTCAAGGCCTGGGCGAATTACGCAGTGGCCTACCGCAAGCGCTACGGCATCTGGCCGGTGTGGAACAGAAAAACCGGAGGGCAGTTCGCCCAGTTGGTTGAGCGCCTCGGCGCAAACATCGCCCACCACGTCGCCGCGTACTACCTGACCATCAACGATTCCAAGCTGATCAACGCCTGCCACAGCGTAAACCTGCTGCTGGCCGGTGCTGAGTCATACCACACCCAGTGGGCAACCAATACCCAGATGAACGCCACTACGGCCCGTCAACTGGAGCAGACGCAGGCCAACGCCAACGCGGCCAAGCAAGCGGCCCAGAACATTCGAGAGAAGGGGAAACGTAATGCTTTCCTGTGACGAACTTGCAGATCTGGCCACAGCGTTGTGTGCCACCGCTGAAACCCTCGGCCAATCGCTTAGCGCATCCGCCGCCGAGTTGATGGCGGAAGACTTGGCCGAACATAGCGTGCCTGTGCTTCTTGAGGCTTTGCGAGCGTGCCGCCGTGAGATAACCGGCAAGCTGACACTGGCCGCCATCATGCAGCGCATCAACGCCGCTGACGGGCGTCCCGGCCGAGACGAGGCGTGGTCCATCGCTCTGCAGGCCAGCGACGAGCGCGAAACCGTCGTGATGACTGCCGAGATTCAGAAAGCCCTGACAGCCGCCACGCCGATTCTGGAGCTTGGCGACAAGGTTGGCGCCCGCATGGCCTTCCTGTCCGCCTACGACCGTCACTGTGCTGAGGCGCGCAATCAGGGAGCGCCGGTCAAGTGGGAGGTTTCTCTCGGCTTCGACCCTGACCGTCGCCGGGTGGCTATCGAGGACGCGCAGCGGCAAGGCCTGTTGCCGCAGGCTGATGCAACCCGTGAGCTGGCTCGCTTGGAATACACCTTGCCACCAAGTGAAACCGGGGCGGCCATTGCCGGGCTGATCACCGGCAGGGCGTTCGCGCCTCCGCCGGAGTCCCGCGAGCGAATTGCTCAGCTGAAAGCGGACCTTGCCGCGAGCCAGCGCGAGAAGGCCGAGCGCCTTCACCGTGAGGCATGCGAAGCGCTGGACAGGCTTAACCAGAAGAAGGCCGAGACTGCGGCAGCCATCGAAGAGCTTGAGCGGAGTAAGCGCGCATGACCAAAAACCACCGCACCCAACTCGACCTACGCCACCTGGTCGACCAGTACCTGAAGAACGGCTGGGAAGTAGTCAGCCGAGACCCATTGACCCTTGAGCGAGGCCGGGCGAGGAAGGAAGTGCGCCATGGCTGTTTGGTGGATGCGTGATGAATAAATCCAGTGCAAGGCGCATAGCGGAAACCATCACCCGAGACCAGCTATTGGCAATGTTCGAACGAGCAAAGGCCGAAATATCTGACTGGACCCAGCCAAGCCGGGTTAATCCTGGTTTCTCGCTCGGGGTGGTATGGAATATGACCTACCCGCTGCTGATGGAAGGGAAGGGTCTGCGCCCGACGATTATTACGAACATGATCTGGGCCTTTGGTGATTACCTCGACGAGTCGCTAAAGCCGGCAAAGGTGTGTCGCCCTAAGCCGCCTGAGGTGTACCACGAGCAACCGGTGTTCGAGGTGGGCCAATGACCGACAAGCGCGAACAAGACCACCACGGCGACGCCTTCAAGCCGATCCGCTGGCTGCTGCTGGCTCTGCTGTTCCTGTGCGTGATTGCGGGGATGGACTGATGAGCCGCCTATTCCGTTTCGAGCTGCACGACGGCAGTCGCGGAAACGTGATCTATCCAGAGCCGGCGACGCTGGAAATCGTCACGGCGGACTGTCACGCACGTTTCGGCATTGAGCGAGTGAAGGGGGTGACTGTTGGCTAGTCGCACGTTCCGCATTCAGGGCGCAGCAGGCATCAAGCCGGCGTTCCGCACGGCATACGACCTGGTAACTGGCCTGATGCGTGAGGCCGGAACCGGTTACGAACTTGTGCTGCGCCCGCTCAAGTCCAAGCGCTCGATTGACCAGAACAAGCGGTATTGGGCCCTGCTGCTGGAGCTGTCGGACATCGCGTGGATTGACGGCAAGCAGTTCAGCAAGGACGCATGGCACGAGCACTTCAAGCGCGAGTTCATCGGCATCGAGGAATTGCCCGGCGGCGGCCAGATCGGCATCAGCACCGCAAAGCTGAGCGTCGAGGAGTTCGGCAACTACATGACACGGATTGAGCAGTGGTCGGCAGAGCAGGGTTGGCCGCTGATGGTGGAGGGCGAATGAGGGGAAAAGCACCCAGCAAGGCCGAACGCGGCTACCACGACAGACTGGCCAGCGTGGTCGGATGCATCGCCTGCCGCAAAGATGGCCGGACCAACTTCCACGTCAGCATCCATCACATCGAGGGGCGCACGCGCCCTGGCTGTCACATGCGAGTCCTCCCGCTGTGCGGGCCTCACCATCAGCCGCTGGTGCAAGGTGTGGAGTCGGTGCACGGCAACAAGGCCCGGTTTGAGGCGAAGTACGGCAAGCAGGCTGAGCTGCAGGCCGAATGCAATCGAATACTGGACCGGGAGGTGGTCGCATGATGCTGGAACTGCCATGGCCGCCGAAAGAGCTGAACCCGAACGCCCGGACGCACTGGGCCAAGAAGAACCAGATTGCGCAGCGCTACAAGGCTGAATGCCACCTGTTGACGATTCACTCTGGCATCAAGGCGCCCGCCGGATCGCTGGTGCTGGATATCGAGTTCATCCCGCCCAACAGGCAGCGCAGGGACGATGACAACTGCCTGGCCGCGTTCAAGTCAGGGCGGGACGGCATCGCTGCTGCGCTGGGTATCGATGACAGCCGCTTCTCTACCAAGTTCAAGCTGGCTGCAGATCCTGTGAAGGGCGGGATCGTGCGGGTGCGCGTGTATGCAGAGGCGAATGATAAAACTACAGCGGGGGAGCTGGCACATGGCGAAGCGTGACGCTGAAGAGCTGCTGACCAATTGGGGGCGCTGGGTCTGGCATCAGGCCGGGGTGCCGCGGTACACCAGCCCGATGTTTGCCCTGATGCGGGACAACGTGGCGCAGGACTCGGTTCCGGCGCCTGTGATCACCGACGACGAGGCGCTGATGATCGACGCTATCGTCGCCCGCATGTGGCGGCGCGATGAGCAGATGGCGGACTGCCTGCGGATTTACTACTGCACCAGCAGGACGATGCACGGCGTCGGGATTGTCCTGGGCATCCACCGCAAGAAAGTGGCAGAGCTGCTGCTGGCTGGCAGGGCATACGTTGAAGGGAGCATCGACCGAGTGGAACAGGCAGCCTAAACACAAGATGTTGTGTTCTGGTGTTGACGTGGCGCCATGGAATCGTTAATTTGTGCCTACATTGCGGTTTTACCGCTCCGAACATAGAACCCGTCCACTGAGGCGGGTTTTTTTATGCATGAAATTCACCGACCACGGACGGCCACAAGGGCCACGCCCGGGACTATCCACCATGAGGAATCACCAGATGAGCGAGCCGGCATCCACGGCGCTTGGCGGCTTCGCGCTGACCAAAGTCGCCGGCTTCCTGTTCGGCGCTACCTTCGCGGCCATCGTTGTCATGGCTATGACTCGACCAAAGAGCAGCAGGGAATGGGTTGTCGCGCTGATCTGCACCGTAATCGCCTCGGTATGCGGCGGCGCTGGCGTTGTGCAATGGCTGGGCCTGCATGTGTGGGCTGAGCACTGGAATGGATCGGTCGCCCTGGCTGGCTTGTACTTCGTCTGCGGCCTGCCTGCTTGGGTGCTGGTGCGGGCTTGGTTTGCCTATGCCGACAAGCGCCAAGGCACCACGCTGGTGGACATGATCAAAGAGATTCGTGAGGCGCTGGGGCGCTGACCCAATGATCAAGGTCGAGTTCACTGGCCTGCGTGAGCGGCTGCTGACACTCGATCGCTTGGAGCGGGAGCAACTGCCGTTCGCTGCAGCTCTGGCACTAACGCGCACAGCACAGACAGTGGCCGGTGCGATACGCGATGAGATCGCGGTGTCGTTCGATAGGCCGACGCGGGCCACCCTGAACAGCCCATTCATTGAGCCAGCCACCAAGGACAAGATGACCGCAAAGGTCTGGATCAATGACGGCCGGGTCAGTGAGTACCGCCAGCAGCAAGCCAGATTGACTGGCACAGCGGAGAGTAAGTGGGGAAGCGACAGGTCAGCCATTCGCTGGCTTGAGCCGCAGATCTATGGTGGCGGACGCAACCACAAAGGCATCGAGCGTGTACTGCAGCGGCGCGGCGTGATTGGCCCGGGCCAGTTCGTCATGCCTGGTGAGGCAGCGCCGCTGGATCAATACGG